GCAGAGATCGGGCCGTGGAACTTTCCCGAGCTGCAGCAAGATGATCCGGCATTGACCAGGGCGGAGATCGAGCATATCGAGGCCCGTGCCGCCCGGACAAAAGTGATTTCCCTGTCAGACAAACGCGAGCCGGACATGGCGCTGTGGGAGGGCGACGTATACGAGAGGAGCATCGAGAAGCGCGCCCGCGGCGAGGAGCTGTCTGACGATGAGCTGATTATGATGCTCGCATTCGAGCAGACATCGCAATATAAAATGTTGCAGAAATATTATCAGGACATTGAAGAAGGGACATTGATGCAAGAGGAGGACCTGTGAAGCCGACCTTTGTCTACACAAAGAACGTGAAGAACTTTGTGGCGACCATGCAGCTCGTGGAAAAGCGCATGGGCCATGACTCCCTGGCCATGATCTGGGGCCGTGCCGGCCGTGGCAAGACCCGCACGGCCAAGTGGTACGCCACGCAGCACGACTGCGTGTATGTTGAATCACTCAGGGACTGGTCAGTGTTGTGGATGTACCAGGATATCCTGCGGGCGATGGGCGTGGAGTCCTTCCCCAAGCGGAAGAAGCAGGCGTTTGAGGCGATCATCGACATCAGCCAGGACGATTCGCGGCCCATCATCCTGGATGAGGCGGATCTTGTAGGGCCGAGGCTCCTGGAGTCGATTCGGGATCTGTGCAAGACCATGATGGTCCCCTGGGTCCTCATCGGCGAGGAGTCATTGCCGGTTCTCATGAGCCGCGACAGGCGTGTGTGGTCCAGGCGCTGCGCCTCGCTGGAGTTTCAGCCCATGCATGCGCCCGACATCATAAGTTTTTGCAAAAAAGCAACGGAGCTGGACATGTCCGGCGATACAGCAGACACGATCCAGAAGGCCAGCGGGGGGGATGTCCGGTTGGTTGAAATGGTTCTCAGCACAGGTGAGACCATTGCAAATGCCAACAACAAAAAAGAGGTATCCCTCGACATAGCGCTGACAGCTATCAAGAAGGTCATACCGGAAAAGGGCAAATGACAAAGACCGGCCAGGTCAGGGAATACTTTCAGCAGATGAGCCATTCCACGCCGGAAGCGTGCGCAAAGGCACTGGGCATGTCAGGGAATCTGGCCCGACGATGCGTGGAGGACCTGCGCCAGAAGGGCTGGCTGATTCATTGCGATCGCGTGCAGGGCCTGTATAAGTTTCGTCAGCTCAAGGATGATGAGCACGGCCAGTCAGCGGGACTGCAAAAGAAGATCTGGCGGGCTGTGCGGATCTCGAGGTCCTTTACGGTCTGGGACATTGCTCAACTATCCGGGGCCACCATTGACTACGTGAAGAAATACGTGGCCTTTTTGATGCGGCATGGCCACGTCGAGAAGATAGGAAGGGATGGTAGCCGGGCCATATACAGGCGGGTCAGGGACCTGCCGGCCGCCATGCCCAGGATGCGCTCAAAGAGCATCAAGCAAGAGCTGACCAGGCAGGGTCTGCTGGACCTGGGCTGGGCCCTGATGCGGGCCATCCGGGACGACAATATGGACCAGGTGCGCACGGCCCACGCAGAGATCGGCAAAAAATTGCAGACAGTTTGAGAAAAAAAAGCAGGATTTAAGGCAATGTCTAGGTTCGAAAAATTCTTCTTTTGCGAGACGTACAAACAACGAATGGCCAAATCTGTTTGCGTGCAGCTGCAGGCGCGGGCGTCAGTGAAAGGGTATAGCCGAGCCAGGAGCCTGCAAAAATGCGCACACTGCGATCAGGGCAAGCAAGTCAGGGCGGAGCTCCAGGGGAGCGAGGACCATGAAAAACATCGACCATTATAAGGCCAGGGTCTTGTTCGTGCTCAGCCATCACGTGGGCGAGCACAACGTGATTGATGCGGGCAGGCTCTATGAGCTCGTATTTGAGAAAGCATGGAAGAACAAGATCAATGACACGCGGGCACTCCGGACAGCCATCACGGTTTTGCGCAATGAGGGGGTGCCCATTGGTTCACGGCCGAGCAGCACCGGCGGTGGCTACTGGCTGATAGGAGTGGGCAGCGAGATGACGGACTACATCGAGCGGCAGCAACGCAGGGCCCTGAAAATTTTGGCGCGCGTTTCAAAGATGAAAAAGCTGCCACTGCCAGAGCTTCTGGGACAAATGCAATTCAATCTGGAGGCAAAGCATGGAGCCAAAGGACAGGGCGAGTTATTTACTTGAAGAGGTGGCGCGGCTTAAGGGCAAGATTGCGCCCATCGAGCAGGAAGCCAACGAGGCTATGGAAGAAGTCGCTGCACGCTACGGCGAGAAGCTAAGGCCGTACCTGGCGGAGCTGGACCGGGCAGACAGCGAGCTCAAGGCCCTCATGAAGACAAAGACGGCAGAGGTCTTCGAGGGCTCGGATAAGGTTGTCCTGGCGTGCGGGATTTTGTTTCATACCAAGGAATTCAGGGTGTCCATCCCCAGGGACGCCCTCGAGAAGATTGAGGAGCTGGGCTGGCTTGAGGGGATCAAGGTGGCGAAGTCACTCGACAGGGCTGTCATAGAGGCCTGGCCAATAGAGCGACTCGTGGAGATCGGCGCGAAGAGACGCCTGCAAAGCCAGTTCGGTTATGAGCTGACAAAGGAACCGGGGAGTTGACGGAAGATGAGCCAGCACGAAATTAAAGAAGACCGGGAGCCTACCGAGGCCCGGAAGATCGCAGCGCCCAGGCCGCGGGACGAGCAGCTCCCCTTGTTCGTACACAGCCGAGCTGCCGTGCCAGTCAGGAAGGCGCCATTTTCTGAAGAGGAGCTGGAAGAGAACAGGCGCAGGTCCAGAGAACAGCGGATGCAGACCCCGCTGTTCAGATCAAAGGCGCCGGGGGGGCACCGGCTCTATGGGCCAAGCCCAAACAAAGAAAGGCATGAGAATGGAAAAGCGGATTCCGGTTAGCGTGTATCAGGTTTTATATGTCTGTGATGAGTGCGGCAAGGGCGTTATGGCTCCTACCGGCACGATGGTGCCGGAACAAAAGATAGAAGTGCTTGGCCAAGAGCCGGAGAAGCACTTTCAGCACAAGTGCCAGGAATGCGGTCATACAGAGGCTTTCCAGAGGCCGTATCCTTATACGGCGCTGAGGCCCATCGGACCGGTGAAGCGGCGCAAGAAGAAGGCGAGGCGAAAAAAGAAGTCATAGCTCATGGCTCATAGCAATAAACAACGGAAAACGCACCGCGGACAGCTAACGAACGCCCAGAAGGCCCTGCTGCACGTGGCGGCAGGGCAGCTTGGCCTGGATGATGCTACTTACCGGGACATCCTGGAGCGGTTTGCTGGGGTGAGATCGAGCGTGGCGTTGGACCAAGGGGGTTTTGAGCGCGTGATGGAGCATCTCGAAACGTGCGGGTTTAAGAAGGCGCAGGGTTCAAAGCACAAGGCCAAAGGCCCAAATGACTATCAATCATATTATGAGCAGTGGAAGCATCAACTCGGCCACCGCGCCGGCATGGGATCACCCGGGCAACTGGCACTGATTGATACCCTGTGGGATCAACTCGCGTGGTATTGGAACAAAGACGGCCGTGGCAATCGCAATGCTGCCCTGCGGGGGTTTTTGCTGGGGCGCTTCAGCACGGAACACCTGGCGTTTTTGACGTTTGACAGCGGGGGCAAGGTGATTGAGGCGATGAAGGCGATCGGGAACAGGCGAGAGACCAGGAGCAAGGGAACCTATGGAGCTGAATAAAGCAGAGGCGTTGATTCTGGAAGAGCTGAAGAGGCAGGACGAGGGCCCGGTGCTGTCAACGCACGAGGGACACTCCAGGATCCTGCAGGCTCAGGAGGATCTGTGGGGCACCATAAAGCATGGATATTATCCGCGCGGCAATGATCACCTGAAAAAGAAAGCAGCGAGGCTGGGGGCTGTTGTGGTGCGGTTTATCATGGATTGTACGCAGTGAAAAAGCAGGACATCAGGCACGTTGAAATTGATGTGGAAATTCACAATGAAACAGAGCTGGGCATACTGATTTTTGACGGGGATCGGACAGCCTGGCTGCCGAAGTCTCAGTTGGTAGACTTTGACTCCGATGCAGTGACCATGATTCCTAGCCAGGTCATGACCATCACCATGCCGGAATGGCTGGCAAAGGCAAAGGGCTTGATCTGACGTGAAGAAGCCGCCGAGACCTGACGTAACAATCATTCCGTGTCCAATATGCGGAAAGCGATGCTTTGATGCCGAGGGTTCCCCGGAAGGCGAATTTGCTTATGAACTTAAATGCCCGGGCTGCCATAATTTTGTCTGGGTTTCTAGTGAGTACGTGCAAAGTGTCCTTGCGGAAACGGTAGTGGGTCAGCTTGAATAACCAAACCATAATACAGAAGTTGACTGTATGGAAAAAGAAAACCAAGGTCAAACTTGGCCTGGGTGTTAATTCGTTTTGCAAGCACTGTGGCAGGGATGTCCATGATTTTAGTGCACCAGATGATGTGTGGGAACTTGTCGAACCGTACATAAAAAACGGACATGTTCTTTGTTATGATTGTTTTTGTGAAATATGCTATGATCTTGGACTTCCGTCTGTATGGCGACTAGAAACAAATGACAAGGCACAACGGGCACATTAGAGTTTATTTTGATTTACACTCGCTACATTGCTCCCCGGACGGTTGGGTATTTAGTTTTTTCCAGCCGGGGGCGGGATAATGATTTTTTGAACATGAAGTTTCCCAATGATAGGTGTCACTACCCTCTTTTTTGTAATATGGCGCTTTTGGTTTAGACATATAATACCTCCGATTAATAGGTATGCCCGTTGTGCCGTTTGTCGTTGATGAAATTTGGATGATATTACAATAAGCCTGGGTACGCTATGAAAAAGCAACACTCGATTTTTACGGGCAAAGCACGGATAGCGACAAGTTTATTGACAAAAGAAAGATGATTTAGTACACTTACATGGCGAAAATGTAAATATAGTCATCAACTTAAAAAATTGACTAGCGAGAGCGCCGGGGAGTGCCAGGCCGTTTGGCCCGCTAGCGGTAAAGAGAGGCCCGGGGAGGCCCAGTGATTTCCAAGATTGGAAGTCCTGGGCCTTTTTCTTTTTTAGGGAGAGTTAAGTTGCAATGAAACCCAAACACATCATTTTGCATCATAGCCTGACTAAAGATGGGATGACAGTCTCCTGGGACGCCATCCGGCGGTATCACGTCACAGAGCTTGGGTGGCGAGACATTGGCTACCACTACGGGATCGAGCTTGTAGGCAGCCATTACGAGGTGCTGCTGGGCCGGATGATGAACCACGCCGGCGCACACTGCCGTCAGAAAAACATGAACCACCAGTCAATCGGCATTTGCTTTATTGGGAACTTTGACAGGGAGCCGCCGTGCGATGCGCAATGGAACCTGGGCTTAAGATTAACCAGGTCTCTCATGGAGTGCCTGGATATCCCAAGAGAGCGTGTTTACGGGCATAGGGATTTTGCCACGTATAAAACCTGTCCTGGCAAGTCGTTTAGCGTGGCGTTGTTTAAAAGTCAGTTATGAGATGAAGAAAAATGGGGTGATATTTTTACGGCTTCAGCATTGCACGAACCCCATACACGTTTTGTGCTGGCTTCGGCGGTGCTGGCTGATGAGCGTGTATGACCGCCTGTGGCGAGCGATTTTTTGCCGCAGCCGCAAAACCCACAACCAAGGAGGGCAAAAATGAGAAACCTCAGAACCTGTTTTACCGCGGCAATGATAGCGCTGCTGGCCGTGATGGTTGCCTGTTATCCGGCCTGCGTGACGATCGACAAGGTGGGTCAGCAGAATTTGCCGATCAAGGCTTACCACACGGCACTAAGGGTCTTTAACACAGCGCTTGAGAGCTATGAGGCCCACTACCAGGCTGCGCCCGCAGACCAGCAGGCAACATGGCGCAAAGAGATTGACCCCATCATCCTCAAGGCGGACGCTGCGCTGGACGCCTGGGGCCTGGCCGTGACCGTGCCGGGTGGCAATGACATAGCAGCCAGACGCGAGGCATATGGCAGGATCAAGACTGAGCTTTGGCAGTGCCTCATGGATGCAGGCGTCATCGAATAGGCAGAAAGGGGGTTCAAAATGGCAATATCTTCAACAGCAGCGACGTTTCTCTCTATCGCTTTGGACGTGGCATTGACCGAGATCCTCGAGCGCATGGAAGGCATGAGCGAGCAAGAGATGATCGAAGACATTCCGAAGCTGCGCGACAAAAAGCGGCAGCTCGTAGACAGGGTTCGGGCCCGGAGCCGGGAGTAGCTCCATACAACCGAGCCATTGAAGGAGGGCATCATGGAACCAATGATCCAGGAAGTTATGGCCCACCTGGTTCCAGTCGTGGCCGGCTTGCTTGCCACGCTGGTGTCGGTAGGCCTTGTGCGGCTGAACCGCTGGCTGCAAGCAAAGGGCAACATGGAATCCCTATCGGCAGCCAGCGAGCTCGTGGCAGCCACCGTGAACGACCTGAACGCGACGGTGGTGAAGAAGGCAAAGCAAATGGCAGCGGACGGCAAGCTCACGGCTGACGAGGCCATGCGTATTAAAGAGTTCGCAGTGTCCCACGTGAAAAAGCAGCTACCGAAAAGCGTAGTCAAGGCAGCGAGTTGCATGGTCGGCGACCTTGACGCTTATGTTCGCGGCAAGATCGAGCAGGAAGTGGCTGCGAGCAAAGGGGCCTGACACATGGAATCCATCAACCTGCCGGGCATGATCGCGTTTTTTCAGGCATTCGGGCCGATCGGCCTGGTTGCGCTCATCTGGTACATCGACATGCGTGCCCTGCGCAGGATGCACGCGGACCACAAAGACCAGGTAACGAAGATCCTGGCTGGATACAAGGAAGACATGGCTGAGACGCGCAGGATGTATGAAAGCAATGTCAGGCTGGTCGAATCGTATGATTCTCTGGCCAAGGACCTGAAAGACGTTGTGGTCTTAAACACCAGACAAATGACCAAGCTGTCGGAGGAGATCGTGCAGAACCAGTATTGTCCGGTCATGCGTGTGGAAAAACGAACCATCAAAGTGGAGAGCTAACATGAGTGAGCGACTGAAATACCAGGGCAGGCTGGCGGAGATGGAGCTCGAGGAGAAAAGCATCCTGCTCAAGATGCAGGGCCTGCGGGACGCGATCCGCGACCAGCTCGACCCTTTAGAGTCGCTGGAAGTCCTGGCATTGGACGTGGTGGCCCAGGAGGCGATGGAGCTGGCCGAGCTTCAGATCCAGCTCAAGGAATTGCAGGCCAAAATCGAGAAGGCCAAAAAGCTCGTTGGGGATAAGTCATGGCCAGGGAAGTAGACTGGGAGACCAGGGGCTATGCTGAGGAGCTGTACGTGGTGGATGGGCTTACCTACGAGCAGGTGTCAGACAAGGCAGGCGTGCACATAAACACGCTCCAGAAGTGGGGTTCTCACGAAGACTGGCCGGCGAAGCGCCGGGAGTATCGGGAGGCGCTTCAGGAGATCAAGGCTAACACAGTATTGCTCAGAAAAAAGCTCATTCAAAAGGCGGTTGCAAGCGTTGACCCGCAGGACATTTACGCTGCCGTGCGCCTGGAGAATCTGGCAGCCAAGCAATCTCACAAACGAGACGACGCTGGCCCGGACATCGACCGGCCGCGGATATTTCTGGAAGACATGGAGTTCATTGCTGCCGCGCTCCGAGAGGTGGACCCGGAAGGTCTCAAAGTGTTTGCCCGGAACTTTGAGGTGATCGTAAACCGTTTCAGGGAGGCCCATGAGAAAGCGGCCTAAGATCAGCGAGTACCGCTTCGACCAGTGGTCGGACCAGCTCCGCGACTGGATACGGGAAAACGTCTCTCCATTCGAAGGCGACACCCCTGAAAAGCAGCGCGATCGCCGGGCCCGCGCCAAATGGGACCGGCTGTTTTTCTTCACCACGTACCTGCCGCATTATTTCTTTGTTGCGTTTGAGGATTTTCACGAGGAGTGGTCCGAGCTCGCGGACGTGCAGGATGAGATCGTTCCGATAGCCGCGCCCAGGGAACACGCTAAGAGCACGTTTTTCACATTCGGCGTGCCCGTGCACGACATCTGCTACGAGCTCCGGCATTTCATCATGATCGTGTCAGATTCCAATGACCAGGCTACGGGCTTCACGTTGCCGATTCGCATCGAGCTTGAGGAGAATCCCCGCCTGGTGCACGATTTTGGCCCGTTTCGCGGCCGGAAATGGAAAGAAAACGATTTTGTCACGTCCAACAATGTCCGTGTCCTGTCCAGGGGCCGCGGAGAAAAGGTACGCGGGCTCAAGAACCTTCAGTACCGGCCGGACAGGGTCATCGTGGACGACCTGGAAAACGATAAGAACGTGAAGAACCCGAAGCTGGTCAAGGAGGCTCTGGACTGGCTTCTCCAGGCCGTGCTCGGCTCCCTGGCCGACGAATATTCCTTCACGATGGTCGGCAATAAATTCGCTCCCAGGTCCGTGTTGGATCAGCTTTTGAGCGCAAAGGACGAAGAAGGCAATCCGCTCTATCCGGGCAGAGAATACGACGCCATTCGCGAGGACGGCACGCCGCTCTGGCCGGCGCTCTGGTCCCTCGAGAGGCTTGAGAAGCGCAGGCGACAGATGGGCACCGTGCGCTTCAACAAGGAGATGCGCAACCGCGTAGGGGCAGAGGACAGCCCGATCAGGGAGTCGTGGGTCATTTACGTGCCGGCCGTCGAGATCCTGGTGAGGCAGGCCTGGCGGACCGCGGCCTTTCTGGACCCGTCCGCGAAGAGCGAGCAACAAAACGATTTTAAGGCCATCGTGGTCGTGGGACTGAACACCGAGACCAAGCTCATGGACGTGCTGCACGCCTGGATTCGCCACGCCACGGTAAACGAGATGTGGGCGGCCGCCTGGCAGATGGATGAGGAGTATCACTGCGGCCTGGGCGTAGAGATCAATATGTTTGAGGACTTTCTGATTGACTCTTACCAGAACCACGCGCAGCGCGTTGGTCGGTACATCGCGCTGAAAAGGGAGCGTCACGCTACGGACAAGATAGGTAGAATCATCAACCGGATATCCCCACTGGTGGAATTCGGTCGGCTGCGGTTCGTAAAAGGCCACAGCGACCAGGATCTGCTCGTGGAGCAGCTCATTTACATCCTGGACAACAACGTGAACGACGACGGCCCGGACGCCCTTGAGGGGGCGGTTGGTTTGCTTCAGGGCTGTTTTGGCGTGTTTGAATTTGAAGGGACCGGGACCAGACGCACCTTTACCGGCATGAGCAATTTCATGGGGACATAGGGGAAAAATGCCTGAGGAAGACAAGATAAAGAAGCCGATCACAGATGAGATAGCCACGGCCTCCAAGGATATTGATTATCTCAGCGGCTATACCTTGCGCCTGGAGAACCCGGACCCCACGCTGCGCACAGAGTCCAGAGGCAAGGGGCTGAAGCTATACGACGAGGTGGATCGCGACCCGCATGCGGGCAGCGTGCTCCAGACCCGCTACCTTGCCGTTGTGGGCAAGGAGTGGGATGTGATTCCGGCTGAAAGCGCAAGAAAACCGGGCCGCCCGGCAGCTGCTACGCAGGAGCAAAAGATTGCCGGCTTTGTGAAAGATACGCTCAAGGCGACCAATTTCGAGCAGGCCATGCAGGAGATGCTCCAGGCCATTCTTTACGGCTTTTATCCGGCAGAGGTTATCTGGAAGAACACAGACCAGGGCATAAAAATCTCCAAGATCCGCTCCAAGCATCCGCGCCGTTTTTCCTTTACGCAGGCCCGGGAGCTGCGTCTCCTTACGCTCCAGAACATGATCGATGGCGAGGCGGTTCCGCCGCGCAAGTTTATCGTATTCAGCTATGGTTCTTCAGACAATCCATTTGGCAAGGGGTTGGGCCAAAAGCTCTGGTGGCCGGTATGGTTCAAGAAGCACGGCATCAAGTTCTGGCTGGTGTTTCTGGAAAAATTCGGCATGCCCACGGCCGTGGGCAAATATCCGCCCGGCACGGATAAGCCCCAGCAGCAAGCGCTCCTGGACGCCATTGACGCGATCCATAATGAGACGGGTATCAAGGTCCCGGACACGATGGCTATCGAGCTGCTCGAGGCCACCCGCCAGGGCAAGGTGACCTATGAGACGCTTTGCGATTACATGGACCGGCAAATCTCAAAGGCGGTGCTGGGCCAGACGCTGACCACCGAGGTGGGCGATCGCGGCTCTTATGCGGCCAGCCAGACGCATGACGCGGTGAGGCAGGACATCATCGGGGCGGATGCCACGCTCCTTTGTGAGACCCTGAACGAGACCCTGATCCCCTGGATTGTGGATTTTAACTTTCCGGGCATTGCTGAATACCCGCAATTTACGATCCGCGTTGAAGAAGAAAAAGACCTCAAGCCGCTGGCTGAGCGGGATCAGATCCTGGCCGAGATCGGCCTCCCCATAGGCAAGAAATACTTCTATGACACCTATGGGATCCCGGAGCCGGAAGCGGGTGAAGAGATTATTGAGGAGCAAAGCGCAAGGCGCACGGCTCAGGGGTTAGGAGAATTTGCCGAGGGAAAGTTTTCTAAAGAACAGGGCGCGATTGAGGGCCTGGTGAATGCATCCGTGGCCAGGGCCAGAGCTAAAAAAGCCATGCAGGGGCTGACAGCTCCTGTGAGAGAGGTTGTTGAGGGTGCCGCGTCTCTGGAAGAAGTGCGGGACAAGATATACGCATCATACAGCGACATGGAGCCGCAAAAGATAGACACCCTGCTCGCCCAGGCCCTGTTTGTGGCGGATCTGCACGGGCGTGCAGCCGCAGCCGAGCGCATGAAACGCGAAGCGCGCAAGGCGCAAAGGGCATAGGAAATGCCTGACGACAATATCATCTTGGAGCCGCTGCCGTTTGAGGAGGCCATTGAGGCGTTTAGAGCCAAGCTGCCCCTTTCGGAAGAGGAGTTTTACGCGCTGGCAGTCGAGGCGCGCGTGAAGGCATTCACGGTGTCCGGGATAGCCCGGATGGACATGCTCATGGATATTCACGGCGCGGTCCTGGACGCCCTGGAGGCAGGCGAGACCCTGGCGGACTTCAAGGGCCGCCTGGGAGAGATCATGGAGGCTAAGGGCTGGGAAGGGCTCACGCCCTGGCACACGGAGACGATCTTTCGGACGAACATCCAGACGGCTTATTCCACGGGCCGGTACCACCAGATGATCGGGCACACAGACCGGTTTCCCTACTGGGAATATGACGCCGTGGGAGATGCGCAGACGCGGCCCACGCACGCGGCCCTGGACGGAAAGGTATTTCCGGCGGACCATCCCTTCTGGGACACCTGGTATCCGCCAAACGGCTACAATTGCCGCTGCTCAGTGAACGCGGTCCACAGGAGTGTGGCCGAAGACGAGGGGCTGGCGGTCGAGAGCGAGGACCCCACGGGCGGGCTGATCGAGCCAATCGATCCGATCACGGGCAATTTGATGCCTGCGCGGCCGCTGATCCCTGATCCGGGGTGGGATCACAACCCGGCCAAGACACCGTGGCAGCCGGACGTATCCAAATATCCGGATGCATTAAGAGAGCAATTCGAATCCGAAAGGAGCACGCAATGAAATTCAAAGGTTTCGATGATTGGATTCCGATCTTCAAGGGGGGCAAGCAGGTGGACTCCGGAGGCAACGAGCACGATGGCGACGAGATCATTGAGCGGGCCATCGCGACCTTTGACCCGGCGCATCATGAGCCGCCGGCCGTGGTAGGGCACCCAAAGGACAATGCCCCTGCATTTGGCTGGGTGGCCGGCCTCAAAAAGATCGGCAATATGCTGTACGCAAAGTTCAAGCAAGTCGTGCCGGAGTTCGCAAGGGCTGTAAAAGACGGACTTTATAAGAAGCGATCGATCAGCGTCTATCCGGACGGGAGGCTGCGCCACGTGGGGTTTTTAGGCGCTGCGCCGCCAGCGGTCAAGGGCCTGGCGGATCTCAAATTCGACGAGGCGGACGATGCTGTCGCCTTTGAGTTCTATGATCCGGGGCTCAGCACGATTGCGCAGCTTTTCCGTAACCTGCGCGATTTTCTCATTGAAAAAGAGGGCAAGGAACGGGCGGATGAAATCATCCCGGACTGGGATGTAGAGTATATCAAGGACGAGGCAAATCAAGAGACTGAGACCCAAGCCAGCCAGCCGTCGGCTTTCGGTGGTCCCGCAAACGGTGTTATCGATGACGGGCGGGGGGCTGCAAAAGGCAAGGAGGATAACAACATGAGCAAATTTAAGGAAAGGTTCAAGAACTTCCTGGGCTTCATGGGCGTGGACATGAGCAAGGTGCCTGATGAGGCATTGCCGGACGATGCTCCAAAAGGCGTGAACGGCACCTTTACCGAGGCGGACATTGAGGCTGTTAGGAAAGAGGCGGAGGACAAAACCAAAACAAGGCTGGAGGCGGAGTTTGCTGAAAACGAGCGAAAAAAACAGCGAGAGGCCCGACAAGGGGAGATCTCCACCTGGTGCGACAAGATGGTCAAGGAAGGCAAATTGACGCCCGCCCTGGTCAAATACGGCATTCCGGAGATGCTCAACTTCCTGGCAGCGTCTGAGGACGTGATCGAATTCGGCGAGGGAGATGGCGCACAAAAGGCCACGCCATACGACCGGCTCAAGGGGTTGTTTGAGACCGAGCTGCCCAAGCTGGTCCATTTTGGCGAGATTGCAGGCCGTGGCACTGATACGTCGGGTGATGGCAGTGCAGCGCAGAAGCTGGACCGGCTCATCAAAGAGAAGATGGCCGCGAATAAGGGGCTTGGATATAGCGCGGCTTTCAGTGAGGTGCAAAAAGAGCGGCCGGACCTGGTGAAGGAATACCAGGAAGAGGTGGGCCTGGGAGCCGAGTAAGGCGATCAACGGTTCATCAGTTCATGTAGGGCATACAAAAACAGAAGGCATGAAGGAGGCAACGAATGACGACTGAAAATAGAATTTTGGATGTGTCAGAGGTGGCGGCAGAGGACCTCTCCAGCGATCAGTACAAGTTTGTGGTGCTGACCAGCTCGGGAGTCCGGCGCCCCGACTCGGCCGATGAGATCGCCTGCGGCATCCTCCAGAACGCTCCGGCCAGCGGAGAGGCCGCGCAGCTGCGGGTGGATGGAATCAGCAAGCTGGCGGTCAATGCAGCGGTTAGCATTGGCGATATTCTGAGCCCTGAGTATGTGGCTGCTGCGGATGCCGGCAAGGGCCAGGATGCGGGCACAAACTGGAAGGCTGCCCGCGCCATCGTGGTGGAGGCGGCCGGCGCGGAAGATGACCTGGCAGGCGTGCGCTTGATCGGGCCGTTTCCGCAGGGCCTTGGCACGCTTATCGGCCAGAGCACGGTAACCACCGAGGCCACAGCCGGCGCCCACACGTACACGGCGGCCGAACTGCTCGGCGGCCTTATTCTTCGGGATTGCGCTGGCGGGGCCCGTGAGGATCCTACGGCTACGGCGGCCAACATTATCGCGGCCATCACGCAGGCGGGTGTGGGCAACAGCTTTGAGTTCACCATCCGCAACACGTCAGATGCGGCCGAGACCATTACGGTCACCGCGGGTACCGGCGTGACGCTGTCCGGCACCATGACGATTGCACAGAACAATTCCAAGCGGTTCGTGTGCGTGGTCACGAGCAGCACAACCGTGACGATTTACAGCCTGGGCACCGTGGTTCATTGATAAACGGCTCAGGTAACCCAAAGAGTAACAGCCAAACAAGGGAGGATTGAACAATGGCACAACCAAACGTAAAAGAGCAGATCGTTTCCGGACCGCTCGCCGGTGTCTCCATTGCCTATCGCAATAGGGACTATATTGCGGATAAGGTCTTTCCCGTCCTGGACGGGGCTGATCCTAAAGCAAAAATTACCAAATACCAGAAAGGGGCCTGGTTCCGGGACGAGGCAGGCATCCGGGCCGCAGGCACCAGGGCCAAGCGGGGCGGATATCCGATTACGACCGTATCCATTGCAACGGATGAATATGCGTATGCCAAGGAGGTCACAGACGAGGACAGGCGCTTTGTGGCTGCTCAGGGCGCGCCAGTGCTTCAGCCGGAGCAGGACGCCATTGAGTTTTGCACGGACAAGATCGACCTGAAGAAAGAGGTCCGGGTGGCCGACCTGATCAAGGATACGACCTGGATCGACGCCAATGCCGATGGCGAAGACGCCGAGGGCGGCTGGGCCGCAGGCGACGGCAACACCTTCCTGGCCGACATTGCCACCGGGAAAAAGACCATCCAGCTCAATACGGGCGTTGATCCCAATGTGCTTATCATTGACTTTCAGACGTATCTTTCTCTGAAAGAAGAAAGCACGATCCTGGACAAGATCAAGTACACGCAGCGCGGCGTTTTTACGGCCGAGCTGCTGGCCGC